CAACAGTGCCGGAATGGCGAGACATCAACCAGAACAAAGACTTCCATTCTTGGCTTCTTGAGGTCGATCCTCTGACCGGTGTGAACCGGCAGAGCCACCTTGAGAGCGCCCAGAAGGCACTTGATGTTCGCCGTGTCGCTGCGTTCTTCACCACGTGGCAGGGGCTGAATGGCCACCGCATTGCTCAAGAACCTCGGGACGTTGCAAAGTCTCAGCTAGAGAAGCAGGTTGCCCCCGGACGTGGCCGTACAGCGGCTGCCCCCGTGGATAACCAAGCCAAGATGTACAGCCCAGCGGAGATCGCTAAGTTCTTCGATGATGTACGTAAGGGCGCTTACAAAGGCCGTGAGACCGAGCGCGACCGTATTGAACGCGATATCTTCGCCGCACAGCGCGAAAATCGCATTGTCGCAACTGGTTAAACGGAGCACATAAATGGCGTTTCCTGTCGCACCCGGACGCCCCAATTATTCGGGTAACTTTATCCCCGAGATTTGGTCGGGCAAGCTGATCGAGAACTTCTACGATGCCACGGTTCTCGCGGCTATTTCTAACACTGACTACGAAGGCGAGATCAAGGGTCAGGGCGATACGGTTAACATCCGTACCACCCCGAACATCACGATCCGTGATTACGTCAAGGGCCAGAACCTTGTCGTGGAAAACCCCGACAAGCCGAAGCTGCAGCTTCTCATCGACAAGGGCGAATACTTCGCTTGCGTCGAGGACGACATCGACAAGGTGCAGTCCGACATCAACCTCATGGATGCGTGGTCTAAGGACGCTTCCGAGCAGATGAAGATCAAGATCGACCAGCGCGTTCTGACCGACATCCTGCCGGACGTTGCCGCCATCAACAAGGGTTCCGCCGCTGGCCGCATCTCTGGTGCGTTCAACCTCGGCACCTCGGTCTCCCCGCTCACCGTCTCCAAGGACGGCGCTGGCGGCACGACCCCCGTCACCGATCTGATCGTTGACATGGGCACCGTGCTTGACGAAGCCAACTGCCCTGAGAGCGGTCGCTTCCTTGTGATCCCGGCCCGTATGGCTGGCCTCATCAAGAAGTCCGAACTCAAGGACGCTTCTCTCGCTGGCGACAACCAGTCGGTGATGCGTAATGGTCGCCTTGGCATGATCGACCGTTTCACGATCTATGTCAGCCACAACCTGAACGTCTCTTCGGGCAAGTTCAGCATCATCGCTGGCACGAAGATGGGCCTCACCTTCGCATCGCAGATGACGGAGATGGAAACCATTCGTTCGGAAACCACCTTCGGTGACATCATCCGTGGTCTTCAGGTTTACGGCTACAAGGTCGTTAAGCCGGAAGCTCTCACGACCGCTGTCGTCCAGTTCTAAGGAGACCTGACTAATGGTTGCTTATACCGATAGCCTCGGCATTAACAAGGGCGCTACCGCTCTTGCTGCCTCGTACACCAACCACTTCTCGGTGATGGATTACACCATCGACTTCGCCAAGATCGCTGCCGCGCGTTCGGCTGCTGGCGCTACCGCGCTGGCTTCCACCGACACGCTCGTGCTGGCGACCCTGCCGAAGGGCACCGTGATCCTCGGTGGTATGGTCAAGCTACTGAAGGCCGAAGGTGCTGCTGGCACTATCGACCTCGGCATCACGGGTTCGCTCACGCTGTTCGCCAACGACTTTGACTGCAATACCACGGTCAATACCATCGTTGGCGCTACCACGGCGTCTGCGCTCACCGCCGACACCAACGTGGTGATGACGGTCAACTCGAACAGCATGGATGTGTGCCGCGTGCTCCTGTCCATCATCGTGGTTGACGTTATGGCCAACCCCGGTTCGATCCCCAACGCAACGTAATGGCGGGGGCGTAAGCCCCCTCCTTTCATAGGAGAGAACTATGGGTGTTTACACCGGTATTGCACAGGACAACGTAAACATTACCAGTGGTAATGCCGTTCTCCAGAGTGTGCGCGTTACGAACAATGCTCCGCCCGCAATCAAGACTGCCTCGTTTACGCTTGGCGCGAACGAGAATTTCGTGATTGTGAACGGTGCTTCTGCCAACGTCACTGTTACGCTTCCGGCTGCTTCGTCTGCTCCGGGTCGTGTCGTGACGATCAAGAACTTGTCGGCCTCCTATACGGTGATCTCGGCATCTTCCAACGTGAAGCCGCAGAACTCTGACACTGCCGGTACGGCTATTCTCGCCGCTTCCGCCACTGCTTGGGCCATGCTGGTTAGCGACGGAACGAACTGGGTCATTATGGCCTCGTAATGGTAGGGGGCTCAGGCCCCCTACTTTCTTACTCAAGAGGGACATATGCCGACATCACTTACAGGCTCCAAGATACGCGACACGTATGGTGAGCTTCTGCATCTTGATGGCGGTGTTGCCGCTACTGAGAAGTCGGTTCTTACCGGCGCGGGCGCTGCATCTGCGCTCAAGGTCGGTACGTCTTCCGCATCTGTTGGAAACGTACGGCTGAGCGGCAGCACTGTTGCTGTTATTGACCCTGCTTCACCCCTTGCCCTTACAGCCCCTGTTATCACGGGCGGTACGATTACCGGTATTGCCGATCTCGCTGTGGCTGATGGCGGCACTGGTGCCTCTAATGCGGCAACCGCACGTACCAATCTCGGTCTGGTTATCGGCACGGATGTGCAGGCATATGATGCCACGCTTCAGTCCCTGTCTGCCCTCGGCACCGCCGCAGACCGCTACGCTTATACGACTGGCGTAGACACATGGGCGGAAGGTACGATCACAGCCGCTGGCCGCGCCATTCTGGATGATGCCGATGCTGCAGCGCAACGCACGACCCTTGGTCTTGGCACCATGGCAACGCAGGCAGCCAATAGCGTAGCGATTACCGGCGGTACAGTATCTTTTGGTGTGCTATCTGGCCGCGCGTTTGGTTCGTTCTCTGACATTACTGACCAGACTGGCAGCACGACCACGCCGACTGCGGTCAAGTTCGGCACAAACGAGATCACAGGTAACGGTATCTCCGTTGTCACTGACGGGGCAAATTTGACCCGCATCACGTTTACAGATGCTGGCACCTACATGGTCGCGCCTAACCTGCAGTTTTATAACTCTGAAAACGCTGACCATGACGTAACTGTATGGCTTCGTAAAAACGGCACTGATATTGCCCGGTCTGCTACCAAGGTTACAGTTCCCAAGGCTACTGATGGCGGTAGCACGTTCTTCCAGATTGTGTTCTACGACACGGTAACGGCTGGGCAGTATATCGAAATCATGTGGCTGCCTGAGCACGTTAACGTTACTATTGACCACACGGCTGCCGTCACAGGTCCGCCCGCAGTGCCTGCCATCCCGTCTGCCATTGTGGTGGCTGAGCGGATCGCGTAACCAACAGGAGATATGTCATGGCTGACACTATCAAGAAAAATAAGAACGAAACCATTATGTACGCCGAACCTAAGAACGTCACTACGGTGTACAAGACATCGGGTATGCCTGCCCCTACCGGCAGTGAGCAGATCGGCAAGACTAAACTTGACGCACCTGCCAAGACGAGAGGGCTCGAACCCGCTAAGACCGCCCAGATTGATATCCGTGGCTACTTCGGTGACGAGCGTGACGGTATCAGAAAAGCCGGTGTTGGTACTCCGCGCAAGCCGTCAGTACATCAGAAAATGATGGCATATAGTGACGCGCAGGCTGCTAAACTTAGAGCTAAAAAGGCAGCGCCTCCGAAGGCTCCGGCCCGCAAGCTGACCGAGATCAATATCCCCGGCGGCGGCTCCCGTGCAGCTAAACCAACTTCGGCCAAAACTAGCCGTCCGTACACGGCGTCTGAAGCCCGGTCGCTGGCTCCCGGCAACTATCGCAGCGGTAAGGTGACGATGGGCGGCAAGACCTATACTGGCTTTACGGTGGGGTCGAGCACGGATAGCAAGGGCCGCACTACGAAGTCGGTGGGTAACTGGACTTCAACCAAGGACGCTGGTCGTTCGGCTGACAGCAAGGGCTCCTTCGGAATGAGTGCTCCGAAGGGTAGCCTTTTTGGTGGTAGCAAGAAGTCCTCTAGCACATCTGGTAAGAAAAAGTAATGAAACTCTGGCTCCGACACGTTGAGGACGGTTCGCTCTACGACTGGAACGAAATCCTCGCCAAGCATCCGAAGCTCCGTGAAGTAACGGACGAGGAACTGTTCCCTGAGAAGTACGCGCCGCCGCAGATCATCGCCAAGATGGAAGAGATCAAGGCCAAGCGTGTGGAGCAGCTTAATCTGTTCACCGACCTGATCCCCGAGGAGCCTACCCCGGAGGTCAACCCGGAGCTTAACGCCGAAGTTACCGTCCGCACGAGGAAGCGTAACAAGTGACCCCATCTGATATCATAGTCGAGTGCCGTCGATTACTTAACGATACAATGTCCCCGTATCGCTACAGTGATACGATGTTACTCGGCTATGTTAATCAGGTGCTGAAGCGTACGGCGGTTCTCCGCCCCGACTTGTTCGGTGTGCTGGGTGATATCTCCGTCACGGCTAACTCCGCCGTGCAGTCCCTCCCGGCTGCTGCACACAGGCTGATCGACATCTTCCAGATCAAGGATGGCGATGCTGTAACTGAGGTGGACCGCGAAACCATGGCCCGCAACCATCCCTCGTGGATGTCGGACACCGCTGGCACGCCGGTTAATTTCATGCGGCACGTCCGCAATCCCACGAAGTTCTTCCTGTACCCTCGCCCCGCAACCGGGATTACGCTGGTTGCTGAGTATGCTGTATCTCCCAGTGACTATACTATCGGACAGACTATCACCGCCCCGCCGCCGTCCTTCTTCGGTGCCCTCGTGGATGGGGTGGTGTTCCTTGCATCGTCCGTCGATGATGAGCACGTTAACTCTGGTCGCGCAAAAATTTTCCTCGACAGCTTCACCCAGCAGCTAGGTGTGTCGTTGCAGAACCGTGCGCTGAATGATACGAAACAGGCTGGGCTTACCGCATCGAATGCTGTGGCCGCTCTCGGTGAGGTGTACTAATGTCCACCCGGCTCTTCTCCTCGCTGCTGCCCAAGATCACGCCGTCTGTTCCCGGCGCTCCACAGCCGCTGGTTATCCAGCACATTCGAGATACCGCCATCCGTATCTGCGAAACGTCTTTGGCTTGGCGGTATGTGCAAGACCCGTTCAACCTCCAGCCGGGGTCGTACATTAACCTGTTCGACAAGCCAGCAGACACTGACGTACACGTTGTGTTCCGGGCGACTTGTAATGGTCGCCTGCTGCAGCGCGTCATTCTGGAAGACGCCATTGAGATGTTCCCTGAGTGGGCGCAGCAGTTCAACGGTTTGAGCGCCGACGAGCTTTGGGCTGCCACTTCGCCAGACGGATTTAACGACGATCCCTACAACGATGTGATGTTCAACGGCGATAGCCAGATCACATTTCCGGCTGCTGCCTATGATGGCGGTAGCGAACCGCGCGTCATTACCCAGCTTACCCCGGATAGATATGTTGTGCTGCCGATGCCCGGTAACGAGCAGGTCTATACTATCCGCATGTTCTACGCACTGAAGCCGACCCGGACGGCTACCGGTATGGACGAGATGGTGCTCAACGAACTTGAGGATGTCATCGTCCATGGTGCGCTGCAGCAATTGCTGGTCATGCCAAAGGTCGTGTGGAACGACAACACACTCGCGGCTTACCACGCCAAGCAGTTTCTCTTCCGGCTGACAGAGCGGCGTGCCCGCGCCAATCTCGGGAATACCCGCAGCAGCATGACCGCACGTGGGAATGGGTTTGCATAAAGCATGGTCGCCATCAAGATCACCCGGTTCATCGGAACGGCTCCGCGCAATAGCCCGGAACTTCTTGGTGACACAGCCGCGCAGGTTGCCCGTAACGGCAAGCTGTATTCAGGCGACCTCATCCCATATCCGCAGCCGCTGGCCGTAGCGAATAGCAACCGCACCGGTACAATTCGTACGATCTATGGTTTGCGCGATAGCGCAGGCGGTGGTTTGAAGTGGCTATCCTTCAACAACAAAGTGGATATCGTCACTCCCGCAACCGACGAGTTGGAAGAGCATCGGTTCTATTATACCGGTGATGGCAAGCCCAAAGTTAGCACTTACGCTCTGGCAACCAGCGGGAGTACCGCTGGTCCGTACCCCATCGACTACTATGATCTCGGCCTGCCGCTACCCACGGCTAAGCCGACGATCACGTTGCTGCCGTTTGTGAAGACAACGGTCATCAGCTACGCGCGTGACAACGCCAACATGGTGACGCTCAAGACCGTCACGCCGCATAATCTGAAGTCTGGCGCGGTCGCCTCCATTAGCGGGTTCTCCAACCGCGATGGTACCTACAGCAGGTCCGGCACAACGATCACCGTGACGATCACCAACCATGGTCTGTCCACTGGTGCCAGCGTCTTTCTGGAGTTCTCGTCCGGTGCGGCGACAACCAATACCTACATCGTCACGGTCACGGGCGCGAATACATTTACCTGCACCGACACGGTGTCCGGCTCTACGAGCGGTAACGTCAAGTGGGACATCCGCGACCTGAACACGATTGCCGAAGTGTCGGTCATCGACAGCACGACGATTACGTATTTCGCCGTTGGTCCGGCTATCACCACTACAACTGTGATGCGCACGGCTACGTACACCCAGACCGCAAGCGCGACAGCCACGATCACACTGAGTGCCCACCAGCTAACGACAGGCGAACTGGTTTACCTGAACTTCACGTCTGGCACGGCCACGTCTGGTACGTACAGCGTAACGGTTGTGAACGCCAATACGTTTACTGTCATCCTTCCTGTGTCCGCGACAACGAGCGGCAACGTGCAGGTTTATCTTGTTGTCGGCACCGTCGATCTCGGTGATCAGGTGCAGGGCCGCACGTATCTTTACACATGGTACACGCCGTGGCGCGAGGAGAGCATCGGCTCCGATCCGACCGATCCTGTGTTTATGCGTGAGGGCCAGACAACCACTGTCAGTAATCTGCCGACTGCGCCGCCTGCCGGTAAGAACAACATCGGTGGCGTCCGCCTGTATCGCACATTGGCTACTACGTCCGGCAGCGCGTTCTTCTTACTCAAGACCCTGTGGTTTCCGGCTTCGTTCTCCACGATTAGCCGCACCAGCAACACCGTGCGTGTTGTCATGGATGACTACCACAACCTTATTGTGGGCGACCGTATCAAGCTGGTCTGCACCACGCTGCCAGCATTCAACGCAACAGACGCCCTCGTTACGCGGGTTGTCAATAGCAGCACGTTCGAGTTTACCCAAGCAGGTGCCAACGTGGCGGCAACGGCGGTCACGGGGCTGATCTACTATGATGTATCTGAGAAGAAAACTGATGCTGCTCGTTACTGGGGCGATGCTGGCAACTACGATTTTACTGATGATTTTAGCTATCTCAGTCTACTGAGCATACTCAGGTCCACGGAATACGAAGCACCGCCCGAGGACCTGCAGGGCATTACTGCGCTGCACAATCAGATATTGGCTGGCTTCGTCGGTAACGATCTCTACTTCTGTGAGCCCGGTCAGTACCATGCGTGGCCCAGCCAGTACCGCATCTCTCTGGAATACGACATCATAGCCCTTGAGTCGATTGGCGGCGTGCTTCTGGTGCTGACCAAGGGGTATCCATACCTCGTAGAGGGCAACGATCCTGCCATTATGGTACCGCAGCGTCTTGCTGTTATGTACCCGTGCGTCAGTGCTGCCTCCGTTGTCGCTACCAGCTTCGGTATCGTGTGGGCTACCCATGACGGCCTTGCGGTTTATGGCAACGGCGCACAGCTACTGACCAAAGTGGTTCACTCCAGCGACACATGGAACGCTGACGTAAATCCTGAAGAGATCGTCGGTGCTGTGTTTAAGGATAACTACATCGGATCGACCAACACAGCAGCACTTACGCTTGAGTCTCTGGAGGGTGAGCAGGGTACTGCGCTCTCGTTTGTCGATCTGGATTTCCAGTTCACTGCCTCGTGGTATGACAACGAAACGAACTCGCTTTACACGGCAGTCGGCACAAGCGGTGATATATACCAGTGGGACAACCCCAACCCGCAGAACATGACCATGCGCTGGAAGTCCAAGGTGTTTGTAACTGACGCGCCGATGAACCTTGGCGCTGCCCGCATTGTCGCGGACTACGGCACGCTTACTGAAAGCCCGGAGTGGGAGGACGTTGACACCAACTGGGAAGCGTACGATCAGACGTGGGACGCTGGTCTGCCCATCACGTTCAACCTCTATATCAACAAGCAGCTTATCTTCACCACCACGCGCAACGACAGCGGCGTCTTCCGGCTGCCCGCCGGGTACAAGAGCGATACGTTTGAGGTGGAAATCTACAGCCCCGTGCGCGTGCGGGCCATCCACATTGCTGAAACCCCCATTGGATTGGCTGGTGTGTAATGGCACGCTTCTCTGGTGTTCCGGCAGTACCCATCGAACTCGTTGAGCCGCAGGTCGCCCGCATCCTCTCGGCGCTCAAGGAAAACGTCGAGCTTCTGACCAACCAGCGGGGTGAGACGGATGGGGCCAGTGTGGCCTTGACTGCCGGTAGCGTAACGGTTGCGCCTGTAACTGCGACATTTCAGGGGCTTAGCGCCCAAGCCGTAGGAACGGAAGTCAACAACGTAGCGGTGCCGCTTCTGTCCGACTACGTAAAGTTATTGCAGGACTTCCAGCGACTGTCGTATGATGTTGCTGTGCTGCGAACGGCTGTTAATAACCTCATTGCCCAATTGAGGACCGACATATGAATAATTCTGTACCGCCAGCCTTGACCGGCCTGCTCAACATGAGCACGATTATGACGCCGCCGGAAACGATGACGAGCAGCATCCCGTCCTACGAGCTTGGCGGTATGAACCCGTACGCCCCAACATCCCCGGTATGCCCGGTCTGGCTGGGCCTAATACTTCTGCCGGTGGTATGGGTCCGCAACAGATGGAGATGGAGGCCCGCCGCTTTGTCCAGCAGAACCCCCAGCAGGTCGCTGAAATCCGCGAAGCCATCGAAGAGGCACTTGCGGACGGGGATATCACCATGGATCAAGTCCAAATCCTTACCAATATGGCGAAAGTGGCTCTCCAAAACCCGGAGATGTATGAGCCCCTGAAGCAGTCCGTTGTTGCTCGTGGCATTCTGGAAGACGACGAGCTACCGCCCACTTACGATCAGGGTACCCTGTTTGTTCTACTTCTGATTGGTCAAATCATGCAGGCACCGGCTGCCCAGCCGGGGATGCAAGCTGCCGGGGGCAACATGCCGCCCGCTGCCCCCGGCAGCGCCCAACTTCCTTCTATGGAGAAAGGCGGCGCGTTGCCGTCCAAGAGCGATAACGATGATGGTTCGATCATCATCAAGGCGCATGAGAATGAGTACGTCATCCCCGCCAAGGTTGTGCGTGCCAAGGGTACGGAGTTCTTCGACAAACTCGTACAGAACTATGCAGACGACGAAGATTAAGGTAGGATACCGCCATGGGGTTCTGGAAATCTATTAAGCGTGCTGCCCGCAGTGTCGGTAAGTTCGTCAAGAAGAACTGGAAGGTTATCGTTGGCGCAGCGGCTGCGATTGCTGTTCCGTTTGTTGCGCCCATTATCGGTAGCGCACTTGCAGGCAGCGCGTTTCTTTCCAGTGTGGCCCCCAGTGTAGCCGGGTTCCTAGGGACAGCAGGCGGTAGTGCGCTTATAGGCGCAGGACTTGGCGCGGGCACAGCCGCGCTTACCGGGCAGAACCCGCTTCTTGGCGCTGCACTTGGCGGTATCGGCGGTTATGCTGGCGCTGGCGGTCTCAGCGGCATGTTTGGTGGTCTCGGTGGCGGTGCAGCAGGTGCGCC